GGCTGGACGAGGGTAATACACCAGAGCCTGCTGACGAAGGCTGACAATGGAAAACCTAAACCCAGTAGAGTATGGGAAACTATTGGCTAAGGTGGAGGGGTTAGAAGCTAAGGTGAACAGTATGGATGCTGACATCAAAACACTTCTAGCCCTAGCCAACCAAAGCAAAGGTGGTTTCTGGATGGGGATGACCATAGCATCTATTGTTGGTGGCATCCTCGCTTGGTTCGCACAACATTGGATGAAATGACATGATAGACCCTGTTAGCGCGTTTGCCTTAGCTTCCGGTGCTTTCAACATGATTAAGAAAGCTGTTCAGGCTGGAAGAGAGATTGAAGATTGCGTTGGCTACTTCGGTAAGTTCTTTCAGGGTGTTAGTGACATTAACAAAGCAGAGGAAGAGGCTAAGAACCCACCTCTGTTTCGTAAGCTGCTCAGTGGAGGTTCTGTAGAGGAAGAGGCTTTTCAGGCTGTAGTCCATAAGCAGAAGATTCAGCAGATGGAGAATGAGCTGCGAGAGATGATAACCTATCGCTACGGTGTGGAGACATACAGAGAGATGCTCCAGATGCGTAGGCAGATACGGGAACAACGAGAGAAGACAATTTATAAACAGGCTGAAAGGCGTAAAGCCCTCCTGTGGAACTCACTTGCCATTGGTATTGTATCAGCCGGAATAGGCGCTATCTGGTGGCTGATTGTGTTAATGATTGATATGAAGGGTGGTTAATATGCCATTGAAGAAAGGTAAGAGCGACAAAGCTGTCAGCTCAAATATCAGTATGCTGGTTAAAGAGGGTCGCCCACAGAAGCAAGCAGTCGCTATCGCTATGAGCAAGGCTGGTCGTAAGTTGCCTGAGCGTAACCAACGGGCTAAAGTTAACAAGGGGAAGAAGTAATGGCTGATAAGAAATTTGCAGATTACATAAAAGAACTGATGGCTGCGATACCTAAAGTTAATGATAACCCTATGCTGTCAGCTCCCCCTATGACTGACGCGAATGCTCGTTACCGTGAAGACCCCTTCTATATCTCGAGAGATCGAAAAGCTGATCAACTAGCGTTAGATGAGGCAGAGAGGAGACGTTTAGCAGTTAGAAGTGGTGGTGGCGGTGGTGATAATGGTATGTTGGGTAGAAACAACACACCTTATGACTCTGGTTCTGATAAAGTTGAATTAACCCAAGAGCAACTAGATTGGTTGGGAAGAGAAACTTTAGATGAACGTGGTAACCGAATCAAGAATGATTTGTTTGGTTTGTTACCCCTAGGCGCTACTTTGGGCGGTGGTATGCTTGGTTTAAGAAGTTACTCGGGTTCTACAGCTCCAACTCTAAATGATTTGATGTATCAACAGGCTATGTACAACAAAACACCTGCTGCGTTACGATGGGCGTTGCCTGATTCTTATCAGAAGGCTAACGAAAGAATATCAGAGTATAACAGTATTATGGATGGTGTTACTCCTTACGAAGATATTACTCCTATTTTTGACATCCCCGGTGTTAGTGATAATGGAGGTGGTGCATATAGCCCATCTTCTGACGGTTTCTCAGCTACAGGAGATGGCACTGGTAACTACTCTACTCCTACTATGTCCGACCCCTATGGTGGTGTTATCTAATGAAACACTCAGTAGGTAAACAACTGACAGCGGGTGTTGCCAATACAATATTCGTAGTCCCACAAGGGTACAAGGCAGAGGTGGATTTGTTATTCATCTCTAACCTTGACGCTAACAACAAGACTACCACGGCTTATTGGCAACACGCTCACGACATTGACCACAAGATTAAGATTATTGACTTGTACCCAATGTCTTCTCATAGCTATTTACAGTTTAGCAATGGGTCTATTGTGATGCAACAAGGGGATTCTTTTGTTATTCAACCACAAGAGGGTGCAACTCAAAGCTGTATCATCACGTTTGACCTAAGAAAAGAACCACAAACTGTTGCATTTGATGGCGAATAAACTTGACAAAACTGTTAATCTGTGGTATAATGGCAACAAAGGAATAAATAAATGACATACTTACAACTTGTCAATAAAGTCTTACGACGACTACGTGAAAGCGAGGCAACCACTGTTGGTGGCTCAGGGAACGTAAACGTATACCCTCGTCTTGTTGGAGATTTTGTCAATGAGGCTAAAGCACAAGTAGAGGCTGCTTGGGACTGGAGTGCTCTACGGACTACACTGACATTAACAACCACAGCTAACACTTTCAACTATGAGCTGAACGGCACTAAGAATAACTTTAAGGTGCTAGACGCTTGGAACGATTCTAACGACATTGAGTTGCAGTATCGGTCAGCTAATTGGTTTAACCGTGAGTTTCTAACAGCTTCCCCTCAGACGGGTATCCCAGCCTTCTACAACTTTAACGGTGTTAGTGCTGATGGTGATACTCAGGTAGATATTTACCCCATTCCAGACAAAGCCTATGAGTTACGTTTCAACGTCACCTTACGTAATGCTGATTTGGTTAACGACACCGACAAGCTCTTAATTCCTGCTCGACCAGTCTTCCTGTTAGCTACAGCGATGGCTATTGAAGATCGAGGTGAAGACGGTGGTCAACAAAGTATGAACGCCTACGGTGCTGCTCAGTCGGCATTGGCTGATGAGATTGCCTTAGACGCTGCTCGTCATCAAGAGGACACTATTTGGTATAGCGTATGAAACAATTAACACCTATCTCTATCGTCGCACCCGGCTTCTTCGGGTTAAACACACAAGAGAGCAGTGTTACCCTTTCATCCAATTATGCCCTGACAGCCGATAATTGCATCATTGACCAATATGGTCGCATGGGTGCTCGTAAAGGTTGGACAATGCAGACTGTTTCTGGTTCGTCTGAGTTGTCGGGGCAAGTGGTAGAGGGTATCTTTGAGCATATAAATGCGGATAACACTGTTGACATCTTGGTGGCTGGTAATAACAAGGTTTTGTTGCAAGAGAACGACTTCACCTTAACTGACATTTCCCCTGCTCTCTATACCATTAACAATAACAACTGGAAAGCAGCCAACATCTATGACCACTCTTTGTTAGTTCAGGATGGTCAAGAGCCTCTCATCTTTACACGGGAGAGTGGTAGCCCTGTATTACACCCTGAAAGCTCTCATACGGCTCATGGTGGACCTTATACGCCTTCCTTTGGGTCATCCTACCCTAAAGACGTTATGGCGGCTTACGGGCGTTTCTGGGTGCATGATGGTGAAACAGTTTACTGGTCAACTGACATTGCTGATTCAGCTTTCCCAGCCTTCTCTGGTGGCACAAGTGGTACGCTAAATATCGCTGCCGTACTACCGAAGAACGTAGATAACATTGTAGCCTTAGCTTCTCATAATGATTTCCTAATTATTTTTTGTGAGCGTAACATTGTTATTTACTCAGGGGCAGCTAACCCTCTAGGGGATTTCCAACTAAGCGACATAATCACTGGTGTTGGTTGTGTCGCTCGTGACTCTGTTCAAAGTACTGGTAATGATTTAATCTTCCTCTCAGATACAGGTATTCGTTCTCTGGGTCGCCTCATTCAGGAGAAGTCATTGCCAATGCGTGACTTAACCAAGAATATACGGGATGACTTTAAATCAGCGGTTAATACAGAGATTGCTGTTAATGGTGGGTTGACAAAAGTAAAGAGTGTTTACTCTGAAACTAACGCATTCTATCTAATCTCTTTTCCATCGCAGTCTGCAGTTTATTGCTTGGATACGCGAAGTGCCCTAGAGGATGGTTCATCTCGTATCACAGTGTGGAATAAACATAAGATTACAGCACTTCTCAGGACACGAGACAGGGCTGTTTTGCTAGGTAAGCCTAACGGGATTGGTGTCTACGGTGGTTATCAAGACAATGGTTCTTCCTACCGTATGAAGTTCTTTTCTAGTTATATCGACATGGGGCAGAATACAACTAAAAAGATTCTGAAGCGTGTTAATGTCACTGTTATCGGTGGTAGTGGTCAAATCTTTATTATCAAAGCAGGCTACGATT